CCAAATGGAATGTATCCACCAGTGCTGTGTCTGCCGTTGACGTATGGCAGCGAAAGGTTGCCACCACCTACTTTGGCGAAGGGTGTGCTGAATGCATCGTAATTGCTGCTCGAGATGACTTCCACATCTGCTGTTTTGTTTGCTCTGAATCTATCGTACCATGCCATGTTAGTCGTATATTGATGAAATTGCTGCGCCACTTACAACCATTCTGCCCTCTTCAATGACCACTCCAGTGGTGTCACTGATTTCGGTTGGAGGTATGGTTGACTCATAAACGCTGTATGTATATTGTCCCTTCACAAGCTCCACATCGATTGGTTCATCCAAGTAAAAGAGATTGAATCTCTCAGGATACGGTGACTCATCGAGGTTGGTGAAGAGAATTGGGTCAGATGTTGGGTTCATTTCGTTCTGAAAAACGAACAAATAATATGGTGCACTCAATGTCGAGACCTCAGTTAGCGTCAGGACAATCGAATTCACCTCTCCCTTGTTAATGTATATCATTACTTATATTGCAGTTAGCTTAAATTTTGTTCACAATCTTACATTTTGTCATAAGATATGTGGCAGAATTTACCCCCGATAAGGTATCAAAATGTAAAAAATACAAATTTTACCCCCGATAAGGTACAAAAAAAAGCCACCCTAATTGGATGGCTCTTGTTGAGTAGGTTATTGGATATTAAATGACAGCAGTCACAGCTGATTCAAGGATTTCATAAGATAAGAAATCATCTTCGGAGACCAAAGTAACTGAATACTTGCTACCATCTGCACGAGCAGTACCTGAACCTTCACCGACAGCGCTTAACTGAAGGAAAGGGAAGTACCAGTACTTGCCATTCATATCCTTAACAATCGCATTGAGGTACTGCTGACCAGCGCCAAGTATTTTGATTGCTTGAGATTTGTCTTGGTCACGGCGGTGGAACATCAATGCGATGGTCTTTGTGACATAAGATGAGCCATTCACCAAATCAATCGCAGCATCTTCGACATAGCTGCCGGTGTTGCGTCTGATTTCGAATGGTGTGTAGTCAGGAGCACCAGCAACCAATGTAATTGCAGATACTTCCCATGTGCCAGCGGGCACGGTAGCAACGTCAATGTTGTCTTGCTGATTAATCCATATTTTTTCAATTCCTCCACTGTTGTTGTCGCAAGACTTCACAATGGATTCGAGAGCTTCGCACATTTTTTTTGAGTTTAGTGAGTTAAAAATAAAGCGGAGTTTTGACGCTCCGCTGTTTAAATTTAGGCTACTGAGTTGTAGAAAACAATCTCGTTACCATTCACGTGAGTGAAGCCAACTTTCATGTTTGCGCGAGTACGGATGACCGGCTCAGCAACTGTGTCAGCCAAGTTGATTGCACGTAACGCTTTGCCATCTCCTTCAGCATCGAATGCATAGATAAGGTTACCACGTAAAGTTGCAACGATTTTTGAAGTTGTACCCATACCTGGACACATAACCATCTTGATACCTAAGTAAGAGAAGTCAAGAGCTTGAGTCAAGTTGGCTTGAGTGTTGGCAGCAGCAACAGCAGCACGGTAAGCCGTAGCAACTGGTGTTGATACATAGATTCTCAACTCTGATTGATTGGCGATTACAGCAGCTGGAATAGCATTGTAAACTAAAGCCAATTTAGCAAGTACGTTTGATGCGTTGATAGCAACCGGTGAAGCGATGTCGATGACGTTAGCTGCGTCAGCAACCAATGACTTCACATAACCATCACACAATGCCAATGCAGCAACTTCAGATTCGGTGTCACCCAACCAGCGAAGTTTCTCAACGTTCTCAGCGATTGTTTTCGCCATCTCATTCCAATAGTAGTCCATGAAGGAAGCAACAGTGAAATCACCGTTTGAACCTTTGGTCATTTGAAGAGATACGAATGACTGCTCCAATTGGAATTGGCAAATTTCTGCCATTGCTGACAATCCACATACGTCTACTTCAACTGAAGCGAGCTCATCAGTGCTGGCATTCCATCCGCAGTTCTCTGCTTGGAGTACCTGACCGAATGTTACGTTGGAAATTTTAGTCTTGAATTTGATACCTGGAAGTGTACGGTAGTTGTCAACCGTCTCCTCTTGAAGATACGCGCGAGAATAGAATGCCTCGCTGTTTGCTTGCAATAACGCTGATGCGTCAATGTCTAAATCGAATTTTAATTTTCTGCTCATTTTGTTTTGTTTTTTTTGGTTTAGTTATTTTAGTTGTTTGCGTTTAAAAATTTACTCACTGCGCTGAATTTGTCATGCGCTGACATTTTTGTTTTGTCATCGATTGCCTCAACGACATCTTCACGTTCTGTATACATCTCTTCCATTTGATTGCGAAGGTCTGCGATGATGGCAATCAATGCCTTCTCACGCTCCTCAATCACTGGCAAAACGATTGCAAGAATTGCTTCTGCGTCAGTAGCCGGGTCGATAGCCATAGTTTCATCAGTTGTAGTGGTTGACTCTTCAGTTGTATCTTCAACTGTTGTATCTTCCAATGCCACTGGCTCTGCTGCCATCTCTTCCTCAACCACTTCCTCGGTTGGTGCATCCTTTATCTCAATGATTTCGCCATCCACGACAACGTAGATTTGTCCATTGATTAGGTGCTCCCCATCTGGTAATTTGTTCATGTTATTTAGTTTTAGTTGTTGCGATAATTTAAGCCCAAGAAAGCCCTCGATTGAGAATCCGATTTGCTCCTTAGCAACCAGGTCGGCAAAGTATTCTTTATCGGTGACCTGAGCGGTGACCATGAGAGTGCCTTGCGGAACCTCAATGCCAAATGTGCTGAATGCTTTGTCTTGCTTTGGGTTGTCCACGATCCATGTTTCAAGGATGTAAGCTGGCACCTTTTTCTCAGTGTCGTGCTCCAGGTTGAAGATGTCACGATTGCGGAGGTCAGCCATGAACTTGGTGTGGATTTGCTCAATGACCTCAGCGGTGAACTGCACATAATACTCACCATCCTCATCGCTCTTGCGGTAGATGTCCATCGGTATCATTGCCGGTGCTGTGATGCGATACTTCAAATCATCAGCGAATATCATTTTGTTCTCTGCTCCAAATGCCATCCCTTTGACCTTAATGGCGGGAAGATTGGTGAACGCAATCATCTCGATGCCTAAGTTTTCGCCATCGGCAAACTCATCATCGATTGTGATTTTGTAAATTGGAATATCTTTGGTCATGCTTATATTGCAGATTTTGTATCTTTGTTCATAAATCTATATTATGATACAAGTATTTGACCTTGAAGTACCAAACAAAATGCATGAGCTGACCATTGAGCAGTTCGAAAAAATTAGCCAAATTCTGAACAACCAAGAGCTCGACAACATCGAGAGGTACGTTGAGCTGTTCAAATACTTTGGCATCAAAGAGGAGCTATGGGATGACTACCCATTCAGCGACTTCATTGCCCTGGTGCGTGAATTCAACCTGGACTCATACACCCCGAATGAAGCAGTGACAACCATCGAGTTGGAAGGATACACCTATGAGGCGCAGTTGAAGCTGTCGGTGAAGGAGACCAAGCTCATCGAGAAGATTGTCAACACCAAGCCGGCTCACTATCTCAGTGACATTCTTGCGATCATGTTCAAACGAACTGACCTCAGCAATATCGAGCACTTCGCAGATGCTCATCTCAAGCACAAGTCAAAACTATTCCGTACACAAAAGGCTGAGCTGGTTGTACCTTACATTGTATTTGTAACTGAGAAGATATCTGAATATGCCAAAGCCAACGCTGCCGAAGGGGTGGAGCCAAGTCAATCTTGAGCAGTTCATTGAGCTGCGCCAACTCAAAGCAGAGGATGGTGCACTCAACCATGATATTGATATCCTATGTGCGCTCACCGATGGGTTACCTGATGACTTCGATGACCTCGATATCGCAGATGTAGCTGAAATTTTTAAGGAACTTCAATGGCTCTACACTGAGCCGACCAAATTGTACACTGATAGGATTGGCAAGTTCTACCTGAAGCCAATGAATGACCTCACTCTTGGCGAGTTCATCGACCTGGAGCACTACTTCACCACTGATTATCTTCAGTATTTGCCCAACATCTGCGCTCTGCTGTATCGGATTCCTGATATTGTGGAGGATGGAGTTGTCGCAAAATGGGAAACAACTGATTTCAAGACCTCGAGCCGGGTGCACTACTTCCTCGACCAACCAATCACCAAGATGTATGGTGTGCTGACCGAGTACATCAAGTTCAGGGATAGCTTTATCACCAGCCACAAGAACCTAATGACCGAGCAAGTGGGTGAAGATATCAATGATATCACTGACCCTGAGGAAAAGAAGGAAGCGGAGCGAGAGCAATCATCTCAGAAGTGGGGATGGGAGCAGCTTATTTGGTCGATGTGCAATGGTGATTTGACCAAGTATGACCAAGTAATTAACATGAAGCTTGTGCTTGTGTTCAATTTCTTGGCGATGCGCAAGGAGCTTGAAATTTAGTAATCGAGTGCGTAGTTGAATTCACCGTAAAGCGGTACAAAGTCATAAATAACTTTCGGTCTTCTGCGCAATAGGTTGCCCAACTGCAAGATTGGGAACTTCTGCGCCAAGTCAGCCACATACATTCCGTACATCTCACCGATAAGTCCATTCTTTTCAAGAGCATCATTGAATTTCTTGACCAATCTGAATGGCACAATGGTGGCGGTGCCGTTGTTCAGGTACCCAAAATAGTAAGCGGCAAGAATCTCAACTCGAATGTTGCCCTCAGTGGTCACCTTGGCATTGATACGCACGGAATCATACAGCGTGTATGTGTCGATGAGTCCTTCATCCTTGATGACTTTCTTGAGTGTGTTGGCAACTCTTCTCCTGAGAGGGTATTTGAAGTTGTATTCGCCAGTGTTTTTATATCTTGCCATGACTTATATTGCAATCAGTCACCAATTTGTTTAGGAATCTGACAATCGGTCCATGAATCCATGGTGAATGTGATGGTCATCAACCATCCAGCTGCATAGTCGAGGAGGTCATTGTTGAGCGGAACCAAAGCCGGGAAGCCGACCACATCAAAGTCACGATCATTAAGATTGAAAGTGTAGTTGAGATACAAGTCCATGAGTATCTGATGGCAGTCACTGAGAATCACATTGATATTTGCACGGTCCTTTTGGATGATGTCAAAGCAATATATCTCAAGAGTGAAATCATTGGTGTTGTCAGTTGGTATGGCATCGATTGGCACGATGTACACAATCGGGTACTTCTCATCCTTGGTGGCAAAGTTGAAGAGCTGCTCTTTGAAGTCAGAGCCAACCTTTTTCACCTGGAGGTGTGCATCATAGAATGCGATGATTTCGTTGATGAGTGCTTGATAGCTTATCATAGTACTGAATTTTTCATGATTTTGTTAACCTTACTTTGTGTCGATGTCATCTCGGTTTCACTGACCACAGCTGTGACCATTATATTCTGCGCTGACTCCATGCCATTTGGAGCGCCTACATTGTTGGCTCCATTGCCTTGACCGAATAGGTTACCAGGTACGAATGAAGGAACTGCTGAATTTGCGCCACCAGCTGAACCACCACCACCACCTACTGATGGAGCACTTGGAGCTGCACCACCACCTAATGACTGCAATGCCTTGGCTGTGGCTGCGATGTTGGCAGCGATGCCTATTCCAGTGGAGATGTTATTTGCTGCGATAACGGGAGCAGCAGATAGACCTGAAGTCAATATAGCTTGAGGTGTAGTAAGCGCACCAGCATTGGCTGTCTTGTTGGAGATAATCATCTTGGCAATACCAACAGCTGACTCAGCAATCACTGCTGCCTTCTGCACACCTTTTGATTTCTCAAATAGCCCTTTGATTAAGTTGATACCTTGAGATGCTACCTCAAGACCTTGCATTTGTATATCTCTTTTCTGCTGCTCAACTGCTGCTGCTGCTGCGATGACTTTTTTGTCGGCATCATCTTGCTCGGTTTTGCGCTTGGTGTTGCCTTCCACATCAATTGCAGTGAGGTCCGTTTGCAATTTCTTGGTGAGCTCGGTTTCAAGCAGTGCGTTGCCAGATGCTGCTGCGATATCAGCGTCATATTGTATTTGTAGCTGAAGTTTCTTGAATTCATCAGCGGTCATGGTAAGCTCTTGCAGCTTCAAGAACTGAGCATCTTCAGCTGCATACTTTTTTTCATTCTCAACCTTGACCTTTTCAGCAGCTGCCTTGGCAGCGTCTGCATTTATCTTGGCGAGTTCAGTCTCCCGGGCAGCTTCAAGCCCAGTGATATCTTGCTTGTATTTTTGTGCCTCCGCAATCAGCGTTGCATACTTTGTTTTGACGTCATCAACTTCTCTCTGCTGTTCAGTTTTAGCTGAATCAGCCACAAGTTTATTGGCAGTCGCAATCTCTTTTCTAATGGCATCCCTTCCATCCTTGAATGCCTTGGCTGCTGCCTCTCTTCTTTGCTTTGCCTCTTCTGCTTTCTTATCTTCTTTGGCTTTCTCCTCAGCATCATCAGCAATCTGAATCATCTGACGCTCCTTCGAGCCATCCTTGATGAGCTTATTCTCTTCCTCGATTCTTTTCTTGAGTGCTTTTCTGCGCTCGATTGAATCCTTGTCGGTTAAACCTTTGAGACCAGCATATTCAGTACGAGCATCTCCAAGTCTTTTCTTTGCGGCATCGCTTATGGCTTTGGATTTATCAAGCTCAAGCTGAGTGGTATCCTTGCCAGCTGCCTTCGCTTTGGCAATCTCGATATCGTATTGGTCAGAGATGGCAGCCGTGCGCTTCTCAGATGACTTGAATGCCTTCTCGTTTGACTTCTCCATCTTGCGAGCGTTCTCCTCTGCTGCATAGCTTGTGAGCCCGAGCCAATCGGTCAGCTCCTTGAATGCATCGATGAGTAAGTACACTGGAGCCATCAAGAAATCAATGGCTTTCTGAAGCACGCCAATCTTGTTGAGGAAGATTGCAATGGCTGCGACAATGGCAACCACCACAGCAACCAACAAGAAGATTGGATTGGCAAGAATCTGCAATCCGAGCTTCATAAATGCGCTGCCCATAGTTGTGACAGTGCTTGTCAAGCCCTTCATGCTCTTGCTGATATCACCAGCATTGAGGCTACCAAGTGATTTGCTGAATACCTTGGCTTTCTCTGATGCCTCTTCAAAGTCGAGTGACATCAATGAATCCTTGATGCCGCCAAATGAGTTACTAATCTGCTCGAATTTTGACCCCGATGCAAATACATTCACAGCTTCATTGGCATCCTTTATCCTATCTGCTACCTGACCAGCTTGGGCAGCGAGTGCCGCCATTTGTTCAGGGTCAGATGCTTCAGCAATTGCCGCCTTGAGTGAGCGGAGCTCTGCCTTGAGTGACTGAACTCCCGAGAGTTTGAGAGGTATTTCGATTTCGTTACTCATATATGCGGACTTCTAAGGATGAATATTTGAGGTTGCCATCTTGGTGTTGATGGTTTTGAGTATTAGTTGTGCGCACATAGATTGTGCCATCGGTTTTGATTTCAGCAGTAGCAAGGTGGTCATGTTCTACATTGCCGATTATGATGAAAGTGTTTAGATTATTCAGTGGATTCGGTGCGGTGCCGATATACTGCCCTTGTGCAATGCGAGTCCAGGTGACTCCACCAATCGTATCAGACAACACAATGGCTGTCGGTGCTGCTGTGCCCACTTGAGACAACAGTGCAGTGTATCCACCAACTGCACTTGTGATGCCGTTGATGCGTGGTGTGATGATACCATCCTCCTGGAGTGTGCGGTTGTCACCGATGACCAAGCCACGCAGACCATCACCGATGTTGTTGCCGGTACCACGCACGATTACGTTGTCACCTGATAGGTTGCCATTTGCCTCGCTTGATCGTGTGGCTAAATTGGTGGAGTGCGATGTCGCAGTGATTGGCGGTGATGTCGGTGTACCTGGATTGGTTACGAATGGCGCCAGGTCAATTTCAGTGTCGATGCTGATGAGCTCCACCTTGGTTGGTACCTCTGCATTGGCATCATAGTCGATGACCTTGTTGATGTTCCACCATGAGTTGTCGATGCGAATCTTGTCGTTGAGCTTGAGAGTTTGGATATCTGCCTCAGTCAAATGGAAGTAAGCCACCAACATCTTGCCCACATTTATTTGGTTGACTGTCCTTCTCCAGTACAAGTTGTAAAGGGTGTTTGCAGTCAGTGTGCTTGGTGTGTAGTAGTAGTAATCGCAAGTCGCAAAGTTGATGTCAAATGTTGGTGTGAGTGCATCATCAAAGTGACCAATCATTGGATATGTAGTCAGACCAAGTGAGCCGGTAGTGCCGTACTCAATCAAGTCCCAGGTGCCGCAGCTCTGCTCACCACCATCATACAAGATGCGGATGTTTGTCTTGGGTGCCTCACCGTTGAGAGATGGCACATAAGCATCGAATGTCGTGGCAACCACTGGAGTCGGTGAGAAGATGAGCTCCTTGGTATCGGTGTCCTTCACATACTCGTTGTCGAAGGTGTACTCGAGCTGACCATAAATCTCATCAGTCATCTGAGTGTAGACAACATTCGGTGAGTCGGTGTCGGCTTTGTATGTGAGCTTGAGTTTCTTGGCTGAAAGGTCAGGAAGGAAGATGAGATTTTGCCCTCGGTCCTTCATTAGTTTACTCGACCAATCCACCTCTGCTCCGCTGTCATAGTATTCATCACGGTGGCGAAGGATGAGCTTGTTTGGTTGGTCCGTATCGGTGTCAGCAAATAGATTGTACATCTGAAATATGGACTTTACAAAATCAGATTGCTTAATCTTGAGCGGCACATATTGGTTAATGTCCAAGATGCCACCAATCACTTGGATGTTTGTTGTTGGAAGTATCTTGATGCGCAGTGAGTTCACCTTGAACTCTGCATTCACAGCATTCGGTGCTGGTGTGTATGGAAAGGTTGTGTTCGTGAACCATGCTGTGAACTGCTGATAAATTCCCACACTGATCGTGAGTGCATCACCTGTGTTCAATACTCCTGACCCCGCTGCATTATGCATTGTTATAATTCCACCTGTCTTGGTTCCTGATGATGGCGGTGAGAAGTTGTGTATACCTGGAGCGAGAGCGAACCCTGTGCCGATGACTTGATTGTTGTCGATGTTCACATATTGGTCAACGTATGAGCCAAATGAAGCAGCCAATCGAGGTCGACCATTGTAACCATTGTACATATTGTACACCGTTACACCATTAGTGTTGTCGATGTAGAAGTCATAGTCAATCTCATACTGAATCGTGAAGCCTTGACCACTTGATGCGTTGGTGTCAAATGGTATGGTGTACACACCTGTGGTTGGGTTGAATGCACCCTGTACATCAGTTATCTCAGTCCACCCTGTTATCGGGTCATAAGAACCAAATGTATTGGTTGGCTCAATGAAAGTGAATGGCGAGGTCAACTGTGCATCAACCAAATAATCCTGAGCATCGAATGTGTTCGCATCCCCATTGTAAGGAATGAGGAGCTTATCGAAGCGTGCAGCTGCAAGGTCAGACCATTGGTATTGGAAGCCTGCTGTTGCGAAGATGCGGTCCAGGTATGTCTTGGCATAGATAGCTGGCTTCATCTGACGCACGTTGTAAAGGTTGTCAGTGTCATACGGCAGCACATACTTGAAGCCGTCAGTGACGGTGTTGTCAAATGTAGCCACTATGTCAGCCGATGTGAAGATATGGTTGAGGTCAGTGAAGTCCAGGTCAGTCAGTTCCTTGTTGGTGATTGCCGTAAAGAACTCGACCCGAGTATCTTTGATGAGGACCTCATACTCGACATCTTGCTCATACGCATCCGTCTGCTGATTCTTGTTGACCGAGAGCAGCTGAAGGAGTGCATCCTCCATGATGGGTACGTTGTTCTGAATCACACTGCACTTGGTCAGTGCGTTGATGTCAAAGGTACCCGCTTGGATGTTTACATCATAGTAGTGGTTGAGCAGCTCGTTGTTGTTCTTGCTACCAACCAAAGTGATGGTCTTGGAGAATGCTCCGCTGCGCTTGGTGAGGTCACGTATGTCACCGACTGCGAAGTTCAATGGGAATACAGTGCCCTCCTTTACATCAAGGAATCCATTCTCAAGCTGAATCCTAACCATTTATGTTGTCCTGATTTGCGAGGCGCACGCTGAGTGAGTGGCGCATCAAGTTCTTATTGCGTTGGTTCAGCATCTCATAGCTGCTGTTCTCCACGATGCATGGCTGATAAGCTGTGGACTCAGGGATGTGTATCGGGCAACCATCCTCATCGATGAGTGGGATGCCATCCTCAGTAGTCACGTAGTTGACAATCTTGAGGAATGTTTGCGGTGACGTCACAAGCTCCTCGAAGTAGGTTGCCATGTTCTGCGTCATCCAATTGGTGTTGAGCTCCACTCGCTTGATGAGATTCAAGTTGAAAGTGTTGAAGCCGAACTCCTCAGTCTTGTAGGTCCACTGGTCTGATGCGTTCACATAGCCAGTGACATCCTTGTTGTACATATCTCTGCTGATTTCTCCACGCTCGTATGACTTGAGCTGGAAGGCGAATGAGCTCCATGAACCTAAGCGGTCAAGGAAGAGCACATGATACTCAGAGATGAGAACTCTGCGGTCTAAATAGATTCGGTACTTGACCGAGTCTTGTTGCTGTAGTGTGGTTCCGTTGCCAAAAAAGACATCGTACCATTCGGTGTTGTTGT